CCGGGATCCCCCACGGGGACCGTAGCCCCCGATTCCCCTTTCGGGGAATTCTAACTTGGAGATGCGTTATGAGCCCTTACACCCGATCGACCTACGAGAAACGGAGGAGCGTGACTATCCGTAAAGCGGATGGTCGCGTCACTTCGTCAATCGTAACAGTCGAGAACGGTGGACGGTTCCTATCGGACATAGTCTCTAGCTCTAGTCCTGATCACGTACTCCCTAAGGCTCACCAGTATAAGAAAGTAGAAACTAGCAACATCATTGGCTCAAAGGCCAGTGAAGACGCTACTGACCGCTATCTTACTTCTGGTGACCTCGGGATTAGTGTCCAGTACTTTAGCATTGGCTATGTGTCCGGCAACAGCGTGGCGTTTTACGACGCCACGAACCGTTTGCTGGATAAGCTTCGCTCCTCTGACCTCAATCTGCTCGTAAGTGCAGCTGAGGCGAAGCAGTCTGCGTCTATGATTCTTAGAGCTGCTCGCAGCTTTGGGAACCTTAAGACGTCGATCCTTAGGGCCATTTCTGACCTAGGGAAGCCTATTTCTCGGGGCTCCAAAAGAGCCGCCGATACTTGGGTTGAGTACTGCTACGGTTGGACTCCACTCTTGAATGACATCCATAATATGACTGAGTTCCACCGCACCTTGCTTCCTGTGCTCAAAGTGGAGGGAAAAGGTTACAAACGCTATGAGGAGTCATCCTCTATCGTTTCAACCGGCTCCCACCGCCAAGTGTCCAAGACGCTCGTTGTGGATAAGGTTCTCAGATCACGGACTGTCACTATCAAGAGTCCGCAGGCTTTCGATGCGACCCGCCTAACTTCACTGAATCCGTTGTTGCTAGCTTGGGAAATCCTTCCCTACAGCTTTGTCGTCGACTGGTTTATTGATATAGGAGGGTATCTCCAGAATATGGAGATTGCCTGCCTGGCCGGGTATTTACCCACTGTTGGTTTTGATAGCACTCTCGCGAATGCAACCACTACTAGCAATGTGTACCGGATACCCAGTAGTACTCTCACGAGTATTTCTGGGTCCGGATGGGCTAAGCAATCGTGTTTTCGACGTACTGTCGCTAACACGGTTCCCTATCCCATATTCCCCTCAGTTCGCATCGATCTCAACGCAGATCAGATCCTTAACGGAGCTGCTCTGATTCGTCAACGCATGCGCTTTTAAGCGCACAACTAAGGGCAATAAATGCCGGCTTTCGCAAATATCGTCATCAACGACGGTGCAACAACCCCTGTGGCTCACACTTTCGCTCCTGCATCGGAGACTCCTGACAACGTGTTTAATCACGTTGACTCGTCTCCCGGTGTGGGCATCGGCTTTAACTGGCTTAAACTGTCGCTCGCGGCCCCGAATGGGAACGTGACGGCAGGTCAAGCCAGTGGTAGCGATCGTGTGTATAGGGCCAAGCTCAGCTTGGTCCTGCCGACCCTGGAGGTCACGTCACCGAATACTGGCACGGGTATCCAACCCGCTCCAACGGTGGCGTACTCGCTTCGTGCGAACGTCGAGTGCATCATTCCGGAACGATCGGCCCTCCAGGACCGAAAGAACCTGAATGCGCTCTTGAAGAACGCACTGGCGAATGCCCAGTGGACGGCGCAAGTTGAATCCTTGCAATCGATCTACTAACCTACTAAGGGGCAACAGATGGGTTCTAACCCTCTGGAGCACCTCAGGACGGCAGTGGATCCTGATGTCGCTTCTCAGCGTATCATTAGCGAGGTTTACTTCGCTATCTGCAAGGCTTTCAACACGCCACGCTCTCTGGCTTGCTGGTCTCTTTTCCGTGAAGGAGAATTTGACCAGTTGGTTCGGCTGCCTATGCCGGACCCAGAGAGTTACGACGATCCGCAATCCTTCTATCACGACTACTTAGCCACGACACTTCTTCAGAAGTATAAGGGCTTTGAAGTCTGTGACACGAGAAAGGTTGCGATTCAGAGTTTTGTCGACTCTGAAGCTCATTGTTCAAGTATGAACCGTAAGTGTCGCAACGGGGAGCTCGCAAGAGCCGCAGAGACCATCATCCCGGTGGTCCAGCGAAAAATATCCCAGTTGTTAGGCACTTTCAGTTTGTACGAGCAGCTTGAGCATTGTCGATGGGGGCCAGGTGCGACTGCGTCTATCCCTAGACGCGAGGCGTATCCTGACACTAAGATCCGTGAGGATCGGTTAAGCGTTACGCAACGGTGCCTGCCATTTGCCAAGATGGCCCTCGGTCCCGATATTCACTGGCTTCGCGCCAGGGGTATCGATGCTGATGGCCCCTGTAGCCCGTCTGATGACGAGTTCCAGGTGGTAGATGGCGGGAGACTAGCCGTAGTTCCCAAGTCAGCGAAGACAGATCGGACGATTCTCATCGAGCCGACGATGAATCTATTCCTACAGCTTGGTGCTGGCTCCTATATCAGGAGAAAGCTCCAGAAAGTCGGGATAGATCTCAACGATCAGACTAGAAATCAGACTTTAGCCTCCCTTGGCTGGGCGACTATTGATCTGAAATCCGCTTCTGATACTGTCTACCGGGAGCTGGTTTACCAGCTCCTCCCATGGGATTACTTCTGGTACTATGACTCGATCCGGTCTCCTTTCTACAAAGAAGATGCCGAGTCTGGATACAAGTACCTTCAGAAGTTTAGTTCCATGGGTAACGGTTTCACGTTTGAGCTTGAATCCTTGATTTTCTGGGCTATCACCCAGAGCGTCTTGGACCAGAACTCTTCACGTGAGCGCTGTGGTGTCTTCGGGGATGACATCGCTGTCCCCCTTGGGTTTGGTAATCTCGTTGTGGAACACCTTGAAGCCTTCGGCTTTCAGGTGAACCGCGATAAGTCCTTTACAAAAGGACCTTTTCGCGAGTCGTGCGGTCGCCACTATTTCAATGGAACCGACGTCACACCGATTTACCAGAAGGAAATTCCTTCGAGTTATGCGGAGATTATCCGTCTTCATAACCGCTTGTATCGTGCTTCGGCACGTCTTACAGGCGGAGACTATTATGACCGGAGATTTCGTGGTGCGGTTGAAGTATGTCGTAGACATGCTCCTCCTCGCCACGTCACCTTCGATCTAGAGTCTGATGACGGTTTCTTCGCCAACTCCTGGGAAGATTCTTCTTTACTCCCCTACGTCTCCCGACGTTGGGTCGTAAAACCTCGCATGCGTGACGCAGATGATGCGGCCATGCTTGCGAACACTCTTCGCCGAATATCCAATAGGCGGAGCTTGGCTGTCGAGGAATCAACCCCTTATCAGGGTCAGGTCCCTCTACAGCTACAGTCCCAGACCTACGTCTCGCGACGTAGGTCACCATGGGATAAAGGGAGCATAAGTAACGCACCTTG